AACCAAACTTCAAATGTTCCTTATTATTTCATCTCCACAGACAGTAGTAACTACAAAACTCGTTATAATAAGTTTTCCATAAAAGAAAAAACAAGTGCAAACACATTAAATGGCGAAGTTACCTTAGGTTTAAATGGATTTTATAACTATAAAGTGTATCAAACATCACTTTCTAATTTAAGTGGGCTTACAACAGCAGCAGATGCAATTCCTTTTATCACTAAAACAGTTGAAATTGGTGTTGTAGATGTTGTAAAAGATGCACAAATCAATACAGAATACGATGTTCAAGATGAAACAAACATAATTTACCAACCATAACACATGGCATATACAGATAAGACAATAAAAATCGGATTTTCTAATGATAAAGTTCCAGTATTTGTGGAACAAAAGTCAAAAGTATGGGTAAAATATGGTGAAGAAAACAACTATCCTCAATACCTTGTATTACTTTTTAATAGAAGTGCAAAGCATAACGCAATAGTAACAAGCAAACAACTATATATTAGCGGTAAAGGTTGGCAATTTGACCAATCAGAAATGCAAGGTGAAGAGATAATTGCACTACAAGCGTTTATTGACAATCCTAACCAGTACGAAACACTAAACGACTTAGCTAAAAAGACTATTTTAGACAATGAATTATTTGGTGGTTGTTATATTAAGGTAGTAGGTACAAAAGGAAAGAAAGGACAAGAACTTTACCATATTGATTATTGCACAGTTCGTAGTAATGAAGACAATTCGGAGTTCTATATTAGCGATGAATGGATAGATGAAAGTGGAAACGAAAATACATCACCATTGTTTACTACTTTGCGTGCTTATGATCCTAATCAAAAACAAGCGGAATCAATTTACTATTATAAGAGTTATAGACCAAATTTAAATACTTATACTTTACCTGATTACATTGGTGCCGTTCCTGCAATTATTACAGATGCAGAAGTAGCGAATTATCATAGAGCAGAAATACAAAATAGTTTCAAAGGTTCTAAAATGATTACTTTTGTAAATGGTATTCCTTCAGATGATGAAATGAAAGCTACTGAACGCAAGTTAAAGAGTAAATTCACATCAACAGACAGCGCAGGTTCAATAGTTGTAGACTTTGCAGATGACAAGGACAGAGTAGCAATAATAAACGATTTAAGCGCAGGAGATTTCGCAGATAAATACACAGCATTAAACGATACAATACAACAGGAAATTTTTGTTGGGCATAAAGTTACTTCACCGATGATTTTTGGTGTCAGGGTAGAAGGTCAATTAGGTGGTCGTGCAGAAATGATAGATGCTTTTAACCTATTTACAAATACATACGTAGCACCAAGACAAGAAGTTCAAGAACAAATATTTAATATTTTCGCACCGATAAAAGGTAAGTTAAAGATTAAACAACTTGAACCTATTATGCCAAGTTTTACAGAACAAACACTAACACAAATTTTAACAAAAGATGAGTTACGTGAGATTATTGGAAGAAAACCATTAGAACCTACACAAGTAGTTCAAGCAGTACAACCAACACTTGCAAAGTTTAGCAAGCAAGTAAAGGATTTAATAGATTACGAAACATTTTCTAAATATGGTGAAAGTGTAGAAAATTTTCAACTTGTAAAAACTAAAAAAGTAATGTTTGGCAAAGAAGATTTTATATCTAAAATTGAACAAGGTATACTTGACTTAATTAAAAAAACACCTGATATAAAAGTTGATGCATTAGCAGAAATAATGAAGTTGGATATATCAAAAGTAAACGATGCAATTGAAACATTAATCGGACAAGGATTAATTGACAAGAATTTACAGATAACTACTAAAGGAGAGAACAAAAACATTCCAACTTTTAGTGAATTATTTATACGTTACAAATATGCTTTAAGAAGTGATGCACCTGCATTAGTAGAGGGTGGTGAAAGTAGGGATTTCTGTTCTGCAATGATGAGTAACCCTCGTTATTTTAGTCGTGAAGATATAGACAATATTAGTAATGATTTAGGGCAAGTTTACGATATACCTAACTATGATGCATTTAGGCGCAGAGGTGGTTGGTATCATGATCCAAATCAAGATGTAAATTTACCATACTGCAGACACGTATTTGTTCAAGAATTAGTAAAAAGAGTTAAATAATATGGCAGCACAAGTTTTATTTTTAAGCGAACAAACATTAAAACAGCGTTCTGTTTTACAGGATAATGTTGATATGAAGATTGTAACTCCAACTATTATTGAGGTACAAGAGTTCTATATATTACCAATATTAGGAACAAGTTTATACAATGAATTAAAAACACAAATTGCAGCAAATACAGTAAGTGTAGCAAATAAGAATTTAATTGACAACTACATAACGAGTACAATGATTTGGTACATGCAAGTTGAATTGCCATTAGCAATGAACTATAAATATTTTAATAAATCGGTTGGTGTTCAAAGTGCTGATAACATTCAACCTGCAAGTATGCAAGAAATTCGTGATATAATGGATGAGGCGAGAAATAAAGCACAAGTATATGCTGAAAGATTGACTAAATTCTTATTAGCACACACAACTACTTATCCTCTTTATTTAACGCAAACTGGTGTGGGCATAGACACTATATTTCCACAAAGAACGAACTATAATAGTGGAATGTTAATCGATGGCGATGGATGTTGTGGTGGTAGATATAACTTTCAAGGAATAAAAATTGAACCAAGAGAACTAACCAAACCTTGTACATATTGTTAATGAAAACAAAAATAAAGAACGAACAAAAATTACAAAAATTTATAAAAGAAAATGCAATTCTTCACACTAAATCAGATAGTCAACCTATTAGAAACGATAAGCCTAAATCATGCTCAGATAAACGGATTTTTCTTCGGTAGTCAAGATGATATTTCTGCAAGTCAACAAGAGCAATATCCGTTATTGTGGGTGGATGTAATTGAAAGCAATATTGATATAAATACAACCAATATTGTAATGAATTGCAAGATAATGGATATTGCAAAAGATGACCAGTCGAATGAGAAGGATTCATTAAGTGATTGTTTAAGTATTGCGCAAGATGTATATGCTTACTTAAATAATCCAATATATCAAGATTACTATATACTTGATTTGTCAACTAATTTAACACCGATTAGAGAAGGAATGGCTGACAAAGTAAATGGATTTCAAATGGATTTAACTTTCCATCTAATACAAGAAAGAAATAGGTGTCAAATACCTTTAAAATAAAAAAAAATTAAACAAATAAAAATATGACAGATTTAGGAAAAATAATTGGTTCAGGTGGTTGCGAATTTATAGCAGCATCAAGTGCAAAAACAAGTAAAGCATATACTGGAATTGTAATTAATACAGATGCGGTTATAAGTGTTTTAGAAATGAACGGAGTAAACGTGCTAACAACAAAAGCATTTAATGGTGCAACAGTATCAGCAGGTATGTTTATACCAACAGCAGCAGGAACTTACATCACTGCAATTACATTAGCTTCAGGAACTGCTATCGGTTATAACAATCAATAATTATGTTAGGAATTAGCACAACCAATGCACGAGTTGGAGGTTTTCGTGGTGGAAAAAAATTTAGTGCTGAAGCATTAGCTTGGAGAACTAATATAATAGCAAATGGTGGAACTATTCCTGATGCTACATTAGCAATTTTTGACACTAATTTTTTTAAACCTGCAAAAGCAAATGGAAATATTTTAACAGAATTAGATAGATTAAATATTTATTGCGGATTAGTTGGTTATGAAATAGCAGCGAGAACAAATATAATTAAGGCAGCTCATTTTGTTACACCAGTTAGTTCGCCAACTTTTGATAATAATGGTTATAAAAGTAGTGGCACAAGTTATTTAAATACAAATTATACACCAAGTACACAAGCTGTAAAATTTACTTTAGATAGCAATTCTACATTTGCAGTAGTTGCCGCACCTTCGTTTTCTTCAACATATAGAATTTATGGCAGTTCTGCAGCTACTAAAAGAAATGATTTAGTACGAGATAACACGCCAGAATTTGTTGCTTTTAATAATAGCAATGCGGTTGTAATCAATACAAATATAATTACTTCAGGAAATGTTTTTTTGGCATCAAAAAGAATAAATGCTTTAAATTCTGATTCAATTATAAATACATCAATAATTAATGGTTTAAACGCATCAATAGCAATAGCAACAGATACAGATTATGAATTAACTTCTAATGGTGGTGGTGGAACACCAGACGGAAATTATGATTTAAATTATCACTTAGCTTCTGGTAGGGGTAGCGGAAATGTTGATTTAATAAATTTAAGAGTAATTTTAAATAATTTATTCACAGCATTAGGAGTATAAAAATGAAAGTTTTAAAAGCAACAACAACTAAAAAGAACCAACTGCAAGGCATTTATAACAATGGTGCTTATTTACAATTTATTCAAGATGCGAATAATAATTGGGTGGTAAATGATGCAGTGTTATTAGATAATAATTTTGAAGAGATAAAAGAGCAACTGGAAGAATTACCAATAATAGATTTTCAACCAAAAATAGTTGTATTGTAAAACATGAACAAAAATATTTTATTAATTATAGACAACGGATTTGCTTGGGCAGGAGTATTAACTGCAATAGCAATATCTGTACTACCAATACTTAAGTAATAGCAGGAACAGCAGCACTTATATTTTCAGTTTTATCAATAGCTAAAATTTTAAAGAATTGGCATGAAAAGAATTAAAGAAAATTGGCAATCACACACTTCAACTATTATTGGTGGCATAGTTGCAATAGCTACTGCATGGTCAACTATTGATATAAGTACATTTGATATTAGTAAGGATTGGAATAAGTTAATCATACCTGCTGTAATAGCACTTGGTGGATATTTGACAAAAATAAATCATGAAAATAACGAAAGCAAGTAATAACCTAATTGAATTAATTAAAAAGTTTGAAGGCTTTAGCAAAATACCTTATTTATGCCCAGCAGGTGTGCCAACGATTGGCTATGGTTCTTGTCGTTATGCCAATGGCGTAAAAGTTACCTTATCAGATAACCCAATAACCGAATCACAAGCTATTGAGTTACTAAAAGATACTTTAAAACAGTACGAATTAGCAGTTGATTCTTATTGTCGTGATGATATAAACCAAAACCAATTTGATGCATTAGTTGATTTTGCTTATAACTGTGGTAATGCTAATTTAAAAAGTTCTACATTATTAAAAAAGGTAAATGCAAATCCAAACGACATAACCATTGGTTTGGAATTTGCAAAGTGGAACAAAGGTGGAGGTAAAATATTGAATGGATTGGTCAAAAGAAGAGCAGCAGAAAGCGAATTATACTTTAGATAGTGTTGATATAGAACGAGCAAAAATAGTTGCTATAATCGAAGCTAAATACAAGCAAAAAGAAATAGATAAACGCACAGCAGAAACTAATAAGAAAACACGCAAATAAAATGTTTTTTATATTCAACTAATTTTACTAATAATGTTAAACCAATTAAACAAAATGAAATCAATTTATTCAATTCTAATAGCTTTACTTTACTGCTTAATATGTAGTTGCTACACCAAGCATAGAGCAATAGAAAAGTTCTGCTCAAAAGATACTGCCAGTATAATGGTAACAATTAACGATACTATTTTAATTGATTCTATCCAAGTTGATACTGTATTCAATGATAATATTGATTCGGTTTATATTACAAAAGATAAATTAGAGATTGTTTATGTAAAGAAATTTGGTAAAATATACATAGAAGGCAAGTGCAAAGGTGATACTATTTACTATGAAAAAAAAGTATTAATTGAAGTACCAGTAGACTGCCCTAAATTAAGTTGGTATAAACAATTAGGTGCTGATTATTGGTTTATCCTTCCATTAATAATCTTGATCCTATTTATTTTAGGTTACATTCGCAAAATAATGAACAATGCATAATGAAAGATTACAAAATAGCATACGAATTTAATGGTCGTAAAATGTACACAATAGTACGAGCAAGAAACGTACAAGAAGCTAAACAGCAAATCAATGATAGGCTTAATTTTATTGAGGTAAAAGATATTACACCACCTGATGTAACAGTTGATATTTTAAAGAACTTATTTAATATGAAATAATATGAAAATGAGACCAAGAATAACACAAGAAGAGTACGATAATATCAAGAAAACAAGAATTGAAAATAATCAGAAGCGAGTGTTAGTTATTGGTGACTTACACGAGCCTTTTTGCTTAGATGGATATTTTGAGTTTTGCAAAGATATTTACACTAAGTATAAATGTACAGATATAGTCTTTATAGGCGATATAGTAGATAATCATTTCTCTTCTTACCACGAAACTATTCCTGATTCAATAGGTGGTGGAGATGAGTTAGAATTTGCAATTAGCAAACTAAAAAAGTGGCACGATTACTTTCCTAATGCAACTGTTATTATTGGTAACCACGATAGGCTTATTATGCGCAAAGCACAAACTGGTGGCATAAGTTCTAAATGGATTAGAGATTACAAAGATGTGCTTGAAGTTCCGACATGGAATTTTGTAGATAGACATATTATTGATGGAGTTCAATACTTACATGGAGAGGGTGGCACAGCAAAGATTAAATGCAAAAGTGATATGATGAGTACAGTGCAAGGACATTTGCATACACAAGCATACACCGAATGGTTTGTAGGGGCTAACTTTAAGATATTTGGAATGCAAGTCGGTTGCGGAATCAATCATAAACATATTGCATTTAGTTATGCTAAATATGGAAAGAAACCTGCAATCGGTTGCGGTGTAATTATCAATGGCACTACTGCTATAAATGAACTAATGGAACTATGATACCAAGCGAATTTCAAATATTAGGGCAAAAGATAGAAGTTATATTTGATGACCTTTATTGCCATAAAAATAAGTGCTATGGTATGTATAATTCTTTACAAAACAAAAT